TCAGGGGAGGAACCGATACAACACACAACCCTGATACCCTGCACCGCCCGGCGACGTCGTCCCATTGGCGGATGCGGAATATGCCCCGCCGCCACCCGCACCATAGGCTGTCGCGTCTTTTCCGCCGATATTGCCGCACCGGCCGCCGCCGCCCCACGGGCCGTTGCCCCCATTGCCCGAAAAAGTACCGACGCCGCTCTGCCCGTCGCCACCATAGCCGCCAGTCAGATTCCAGATCGTGCCGCCACTTGCGGTCCCACCGTCACCGCCTGCCGACCCCTGGGAACTGTAGAAAGCACCCCCTGCACCGCCTCCAGCCTGCAGCAGCGTCGCACCGCCATAGCTGACGACTGTTGCACCACCGGTTTCCTGCTGCCCTCCGCCTGCGCCAATCGTGAGCGTCAGCGTCCCGGTGGCGGGATTGACCGCGTAAAGCCCCCACGCATCGCCACCCGCACCACCGCCAGAGCCGGAGAACGAGCCATCCGCCGGCGTCATGGCGTTCGACGTGGACCCACCTCCTCCACCACCGATCGCTCGTAGTTCGACACGCGATGCCCAGGCCGGCACGGTCAGGGACCCGCTCGATGAAGCGAGCGCCATCGGTGTTGTGGCTGCCTGAAGCAGCGTCATCGTCGCCAGCTCTGGGATTGTCGGCCAGAACACTCTGCCCGCCGTGGGCACGACACCTGCGAGCGTGCTGACACCGGCAGCAACCGTGAACGTGTACAATGCCACGACTGCTCCACCACTGGGCGCGGCCGGCGCTGACGTGCCGATCACGAAAGACAGGCTCCCGGTGCGGCAGGTCGGCAGATTACCACCAGCGTTGCCTACACCTGCCTGCGTCTGCGTCGGATTGGCCGCGTTATAGAACGGCAGTACGGCAGGATCGATATCCCGCTCGGAACAGACGGCAAAAACGGTAAGGGTCGCACCCGTCGACGACACGGCGACTGTCTGCAACTGAGGATTGATATACTGACACGCAAGCAGCGTCGGATCGGCCGCAAGACCACCGCCGGCGCCCCCGAACGGGGTCGCATCGACGACGCCGGGAGCCACGATGGAACCCGGACCGATTGTCACGGAAAGGCCGCTTGCCGATGGCGTACAGACAAGCCCGCGGGCGGAAACCGCGCCTTGACCAAACAGCATTTCCGAAAGCCGCCCGATCCCTTCTTTCGCGTAAACCCCGCTACGCAGAAGGTCGGTATCCATAGGGACGGACCCGGGATAAACGATGACACGATCCATTTAATCAACAATCCTTATCCAGCCCGCGACGCCTGCCGCCTTCGTCTGGCTCACCACTGCCGCGATCGCTGAAACTCCTGAAGCCGCACCAGTCGCGGTCTCGACAAAGAACTGTGCCGATCCTTGGTGCCCATAGCGCAGTCCGGCCGTTCCATACCCGTAGCCACCACCGGCCCCCGCTGACGCCAGACCACCATACGCATGGCAATCAGAAGCATTTTGCGGTTCGATGATAACGGGCTTCACCCCCGTCAACGACGAGATGGCCGCCGAAACCGCCGTGCGCGTGTTCCGCACAGCAATGAGCGATCCCGCAATACGGGCGCGATACGTCACATCCCCTTCACCGACATCACGAAGCAATCCGGACGCCCCGAAGTAGTCTGCGGCCGCCATATCGAGGAAAGCACCGGTCATGATGGAGAGACGCATCTGCCCCGCCACCTCTGCGATCAGTTGCCAGAAACCGGCCAGAGCCGAGCCGAACCCGGACAAAACCGCCGCCAGGACCGGCGCCTGTTCGACCTCCGCGCCAAGCGGCGCTGCCGGAAACCAGCCATTGGGCAAAAGACCGCGCAGACGATCAGCGATATCGGCTGCACTACCGGTCGGAGCGCCCGTGTCGAGCAGTGTCTTGCCGTCCGTCGCCAGAAGCGGCTGCCCATGGACATCGACCAAAATTCCCATACGCATTTAACCGCCCGCCTGCGAGGGCAGCAGAAGCGGAATGCGAAAGTCGCTGCCGTTGACATTGATATGCAGAAAACCACCACCAACGCTCGATGGAAGTGCGCCGCCGACGTCACTGACCGGAGATGTGATCTGCAATTCGCCGCCGCTCGCGGGGTAAAGGCCCAGATGGGGCGAGCCTGAAGCACCCTCCTCGACGTAAAGTCCCGCGGCCTGCCCGGCACTGCCAGCCTGCACGCTCAGGATATTCGTCGGCTGCGCATTGTTTTCGATCGAGAAAACCGGTGTGCCATCAATATTGCTGAACAGAAGCGCATTATCAGTAAACTCCTGCCGCATCCCGTTAGCGCGAGACCCCACCGTCGAGCGAATGAAGGCGCCTACATTGGTGCCGGCGGCCCCTGAGACGGTTTCAGGTGTGTGCCACTCGATTGCCTGATTGCGAGCCATCGAAATTGCCGCGCCATAACCCGTGTCGGCACCATTCGTCCCGCTCAAGGACGTCGCCGAAAAAACGATCCCGGTCTGAAATGCGTTTGGGTTGGACACGAACACGATCCCTGCCGCCGCATCGCTTGTCCCGCTCGTCTGCCCGCCTCCGGCGCCTAACTGCAGACCATAGACGCCACCACCGACGTTTGGCGAAAAAGGAGTCGAAAGCCCGACGGCAAGGCCGCCGAAATTGACGCATTCCAGCTCCATTCCGAACGTCGGCTGATAATTGACGTTTGAAAGGCGCCATGCCTCGCCATAATACGCGTAGGCCGTGGTTGTCGTCGGGTTCGCCGTCTCATCCGCCACACCCCAGGACGCGACCCCGATGCTGCTCGGAACATATCCGAGCGCAGCACTCGCATTCTGCGCATCGGACGTTCGCGATGCTCCGACAAACCCCGTATTGCCGAAGCGCGCAAGCGACGCACCCTGGGCGTTCCGCATGGCCCACGGCCCGATGGACGTCTTGCCCATCATGGTCGAAAGCCAGTCAGCCGAACCAGTCGACGATGAGCCGTCGTTCTCGTTGCCCGGACAATCCGTGGCTGCACCGACGAAAAGTCGATCTGCCAGTCGGCTGATCTGCGATCCGGCAGATGCAAACAAAGCACCGCTGGGCTCCGATACCGCCGGTGCCCCCGCGATCTGAGCCGCGGTGACGGTCAACGTATTTTCACCGGCGGCATCCGCACACACAAAGACTTCCGAACCGGCAACCTTTGATACCGGCGGATAGGAATCGAACGCTGGCATCACGCCCCCTGACTGACCGAAACCGAAATAATCCCAGGCAGGACAGCCTGGGTCGTGTTGGCCGCAATATCAGCCTGACCGCCATTGAGCAGGACATCTGTCACAGAAAGAACGCTGACGCCGGCTGACGAATAGGCAAGATAGGCGATGCGGCTATACGCATAGCCTGAGCCGACGCTGCATGAAGCAATGTCGTTGGTAATTGCCGTCTCGATGGCGGACTGGACCGCCGCTGCATCCGCCCCGGCCGGAATCGCGACACTCAGACTGATGGTCAGGGTCAGTACACTCGGACGCTGAACTGCAAAATTCACGCCCAGAGCCCGAACGTCATCGATGGCATCATAGACTTCCTGCACGAGTGCATCTGCGGGCGTGCCGCTTCCGTCATCGAAGACAGCCGTGAAATAACCCGGCGCCAGCGCGCCATCCGGCGTCTGCCCATCCATCAGGGAAAGTGTCAGATTGGTCTGAACACCTGCCACTGCATTAGCCACTGCAGCGCCCGTCGCCGAAGTTTTCGCTGCAAGCCATAACGGAAACCGCTTCCGTAGTGCCGAATCTGTTTCGGCATCCGAGCCGTTGGTGAAAGCCGTCGTGTTGGTTACGGTATCGATGCCGGAAACGGATGTTCCCATCAGGCAGATCGCGCCGGGCGCGACATTCCCGACGCTCCCGGAGACCCGCGCCTGAACCGGCACGACGATCGACGAAACGCCCGGCCGTCGAACATAAGCACCGGACGACGCAGACCAGAACGTATTTCCACTATCGGCCACGACAACGAAGTTGACTGCGGAAACGGTCCGCACAACCACCCCTGGGGGCACAACGGCTGACTGCGCAGCCGGTGAAAACGACGTCATCATGACCAGACCCGACGCCGGAGATCCGGGCAGCCGGGTCATGCCGAAGTCATTGACAAAGCTGTCGCAATCTTCGCCTTGTGATGTCGCAAGTCGGGACCGTGCCAGAACCTGCAACGCCACATATTGAAGCCATAATGTAACGCCTGCGACACCCTCGATCAGGGCGCGCGCAGGTGTACCAACCGTCATGTCCAGGATCTGCGCGCAGGACGCCTGCACAGTGGCCGCAGCTGTGGATACCACGGTCGAAAACGAACGCAGCGTAAGCGTCATGATGAACCCCATAAGTCGGTGGAATTATACGGACTAGCTCGAGAAACCGATCGTCTGCGTCGTCGCGTTCTGCGCATCGACATAGGCAATGGAGCAGTCGTACCGTCCATCGGAGCCCACCAGAATATTGACTGACACCGGTTCAGTAGAATCGACACCGGGATCCTGAACGATCTGGGCCGCAATCACTCCACGGATACGCTCGACATCCATCGGATCGCCGATCATGGCAGGCAGGCCTGCCCCGAAATTCGCCTGCCAGATGTAATCACCTGGATTGGTGCAAAGGCGGCACAAAAGGCGCTGCCTTACTTCCTCGGCCCCGGCAACAACTGCAATCGTACCCGATGAAATCGTAAGGTCGAATCCGCAAATATGAGATAATGCACTCATCCGATTGCAGTCCCTGTCTCGGCCTGACCCAATGCATGCACATGCGTCGACAACGAATGCGACTGGCCGACCACATCGCCGCTGGATGTGATGCCCCCGCCCGAGATCGACAGGCCCGCGCTTGTCAGCGTCATGGAAATCTCACCGACCGACCATGTCATGCCAGTAGTTGTCAGGGCAGACCGGGCATTTCCCGCGCCGGAAAACACACCTGATCGGGTAAGGTGCCACCACGGAGCCGAGGCTGAGGCCGTGCCAGGACCATTGGCGCCGATAGGCGGTGCGCCGCAACCCGCCATGATCAGTATTTCGCCAGGCTGCGCTACCCGCCCCGTAGCAGGCGATGCCGGCGGCAGGACGACAGCGTCGTATACGATGCCGACCACCGCAAGATGCTCCCCATCGCCTTCAATAGGCTGAAGCACCACGTGCGTTCCCACGCAGCTGGGACAGGAGATACGAATATCACCCGACTGTGCCCAGGCCGCATCCGAAATCCAGCCGCTTTCGACGTTTTCCGGCTGTATCAGAACCTTTACGGCATGATTTACCGGGTCGACCGCCGACACAATACCATGAATCGTATGCGCCACGCGGTTCGCAAGAGCGCCAGCCGCCAATATCTGATCTGTCATCCAGCTCTCCCTGAACGCGAACGAACCGTTGCGTCCTGTACGAAACCGTGCTCGATCGAGAAACGCGATCTCACGGCATCCACGGAAAGAACGCTTGCCCACGTTCCGCTCGATGCAACCCCCCTGACGAACTGCCGCGGTCCAAAACCTACCTGACCGGGCAGGCGCACATGCGCGGAAACTTCGTGAGCGGCAATGCGATTATACTTTCCGAGCGCAATACTGCGGACCTCATCCAGGCGGCGCCCGGGCACTCGAAAACTGTGCACAATCCCAGCGCCAGACGGCGCCTGCGACGAATAATCCCGGCCGTCATAATAGATCTGCGTTGCGGTCCGCTGCCGACTGTCCCAGGAGGCGACATGCACGACCAGGCCCTGCCCAAGCTGGCAATCACGCGACAACGACCGCGCGACAGTCAGGCCGGACAGGTCGATGACCGCCGCGGCCGGATCGGAAGAATCCTTGATCGGCATACAGACAATTGTCTTACTGTCGGCATACAGATCGCAGTTGGCTTCCCGCGCGACGAAAGAAGCAAGGTCAAACGCCGTCTGAAACCGATGCTGCGCGAAAACGGCCGAACGTTTGTGTTCAATCTGCCAGAATTGACCGGTCATGCTTGCCGGCATCGAAACGGACGCGTCAAGAAATGCTGACGCGACGACAGCGGCAATCAGCTCTGCTCCGGTCAGGTTAAGCCAGGCCGACTGAAGACGCATGTCGACAAGGCGCGCCATGTAATCGCGGCACTCGAGCGTCAGGCGACCATCATCAGGCGACCATGCCACGTGATCAACAATCCCATGAAAAATCGTCGTCCACGACGTGGAGCGTGCTGAACGATCACACAGCTGCAACACGATATCGGCATCATCGCCGGACAACGTCTCGAACCATGCCGCGCCGCCTGCGAGCTTCGTTTTATCAATAGCGAGAACGATTTCCGCCGTGTCGCATCGGCCGTATCGTGTGGAGTCAATATCGAAAGACACGATGCGCCCGGCCGTGGGCTCTGCGCCCGCCAACAGTAGACGCGCCGCAAACTGCCGACTCGCCGTCACGCGGACAACTCCGGCAGACCAACGCCCGTGACGGCTTGCGTCGCAGGCAAGGCCAGCATGACAGGCCCGGAGAGCCACCCCAGATCGGGGTCGGACAGGCCGTTAAGCTGGGCGACGCGCCACCACTGCGTCGCGTCGCCCAATTGCGCCTGTGCTACATGAAACAGCGATATGTCCGCTGCTGAGACCATGACCGTCTTCATCGTATCCTCACGCCGAGACCGAAGGCCCCGCATAGACCGTGTTACCGAGCGCAGCCGTGTTCGCGGCTGCCCGGTTCACCAGACCGCCAGCATCCACGGACGCACTCAGCAAGCCCGCATTCTGAACCAGGGCATTCAACGAACTCGCGTTGACAGGCGAAATGCTCTCCAGATTGGCTCCCGTCTGGCCGATTGCCGTACCGAGTCCGCCCCCCGCCGCGGCTAGGCCCGATGTGACAGAGACGATCGAGACAGGAACCGTTGCCAGATCCACGCCGGACTGCGCTGCAGCACTTACGCGAGAAAGTCCGGTCATGACGGAAGCCAGAGCCCCCCCAGTACCCACGATCGTCGCAACAGGTGTGACTTGGCCGACAATCGTGCCAACCTGCCCCGCAAGAGTGAACGCGCCCGACGAAACGCCCGCGACTGCCGATGTGATGCCGGTAAGCGCCTGCGTCGCGTCGCTGCCAACCAGCCCGGTCAGGACCGTGTCGTCGACAGCCGCGGCGGGGGAGTCGGATGCGCGTTCGAGAACAAGCCGATAGGAGCAGATTGCACCCTTGGCCTCGTAAGCGTACGCAAACTGAGCGATCCAGACCATGCCCGACAGGCCGGCTCCGGAAAACGCAACAGGCACACCCGCGATGCGCATCCGCTCCACAGCCTGGGCACGCGCCTGGGCATCTGGCCCCATGAACCGCCCAGACAACTCCAGCCGATCCGGATCATTGCCAAGCGCATCAATGACACGGCCACCCCCGATGACCCGATGCACGGCCAGCATCTGACGCCCCCCGACCTGCAATCGGTCGGGCACCTCGATTCCAGTCAATATCATCCCGCCGAGCATGATCGGCGCTGACGCGTATGCGCGTCCCACCGCGCCGATAGCCGTTTCGACAGCCGTAAGCGTCCCACTCATCTGAAACCCGCCTTACTGAAATCCGATGCTCAGACCGGGAAACTGCGCCAGCGCCATTTCATCCACACCGCTTCCGCCCCGGCGCAGAGCCAACCTCGTCCGGTCGGGCAGGTTTCGCGAAAAATCCGATGTAGACCGGTCTTTCATCGCTCCGCGAGAAGAGGCCTTAGGCGGCGCCGCGTCCGGATACCCACCTGCGTCGTCGTATCTCGTCGACCAGGAATCCGCCGCAGCGACCTTGCCGCGGCGTGCTGGCGGCACCACGATCGGTGCGGAAGCAATGGGGCCGCCGCAAGCATTACGCTGAAAAGTGGAAGCACCAGCGAAGACCCCTCGTGCGATGCCCTGCGGCGCTTCGGGCACAGCGCGTCCGGCCGGCCTGGCATCCTCGAAACTACCCTTCCGGCGCGGCATCTTTGCCGCGTCGGGCACAAATCGCATTCGTCGAGAGCCATGGTCACGCCCTCTGGAAAGTGCCGGAAATATCCGGGCATTCTGTCGGCCTGCCGAGGCAATCTGATCTGCACGAGCAGTGCGTTGGTCCGCAAACTGGAGTTTGTCGATCCGTGTTGACCAGAAGTGAAACAGGCCTTGAGTAGAAAGTGATTGCCCTCCCGCCGGAGACGGCTTGTCTACATGAAGGCGAAAAACGGCATCAGACAGAATTCCTGTGCTCAGTCTCTCAGCCACACGCGCCATGAATGGCCCACCAAGCAACGTTCCCGCGTGTTTTTTCGGAGCAAAATTCGCTGGCTCTGCCGCAAGGACGTCGCGCGGCAGCGCAACAGAGCCTGGAAACGCTGCCACAACACCATCGTTCGCCCCGGAAACGATATCTTGGTCAGCTACAGGCAGACGACGTCCGGCTTCCTTCCGACCCAGCATTCGGCGCGGCACAAACGACCGGCCCATTGGCATGCAAGCCCGCGTCAACACAGGCATGCGTCGCAACGCTCTTCCCGCACCCGGCAGTCGCCCGGTCCGGCTGGCGCGCACCCACGCGCGACGAAAGACGTCAATCATCGCGATACCGCAATGCTTCCCAGTCAAACACCGCGCCCTCCCGTTCTGCCGTCACAATACACGCCGCCATACGCCTGGCCCCCGACCAGCCGCGCATGACATCCCACGGCACCCCACGGCTCAGGAGATAGAGCATCTCCTGAAACGCACGGTGCCTGCTCAGTTTTTTGCTGTTTCGACCTCGTTCGAGACGGTGCTTTCAGTGCCGTAGAACAAGGGTTCCAGAACCGAGACACCGCTGTTGCCAACCCGGCGCGCCAGATCCTTGACCTCGGCTTTCGTCAACGGCATCTGCACCGGGACACCGTCAATCGCCGTCACGGAACAGATCATCTGCGCATAGCTCAGCCACGCGGATGCCGAAGCTCCATTGACCGCACTGCCGGCCGCTTCGATCAGATCAAGCATGTCTGCCGGATCGATCTCGCGCAGAGACAGTTTGCGCCCGTCCTGCGTCTCCACAACATCGGGAAGCGCCGTCACGAGATTTTCGTCCGCAATGATGCAAAGAAATTGACCGTCTGGTGAATCATGCCCTCGGCCTGCCACCGATCGGTATTCAGCGTGATGGAAATGTTGCTGTATTCCCAGGTCGTCGTGCTGCCGTCCGGCTCGGTGACGTACTGATAGATCGTACCTGATCCAATCGTGCCGCCGTTCCAGAATCCTGCTTCGATTGCTGCCACGAGATCGTCGAGATTGGAATTGGCCCGCGCGATTACGAAGCTTCCACGCCACCCGTTGGGCGTGTTGAATTCGACCGGCACACCGTTCAGGGGGTTGGCCCGCTGCGCAAGCGTCTGCTGGACAGCCTGAAACGACGTAACATCGCGCAGATCGACGCGCGTACCGTTCCACAACACGGTGATCCGGCAATCGCGCCCGATGCTATATGGATTGGCCATCCTCAGACACTCCCGGCCGTGGTGGCAACGCTGACCGATGCGCCACCCTGCAGATTGACGATGAACTTCTCGTTGATGCCCTGGTACTGCACCTGCACATCCGCCTGGACATACCCTTGCGCGATACGGCTCGCGGGGTTGTTGGAAGCATCACAGACAACCGCGTAAGGCAACGCGCCGTTCGTGACACCCAGAATGCCCTGCGACAGAAGACCTGACAGAAAACCGAGCAGCGTCGCCCGGATATCGCCGAACAGCGTGTCGTTGATCACACTGCCGACATACGTGCCCATGCCGGCCGAAAAGGTTTCGGCCAGGAAATTGGTCAGGCGCGTGTAATTGTCACCACTGATCGCAACGTTGGTGGACGAATTGTGCCCGCACCGCACAGCCCAATAGGCCCCGCCAGGTGCCGGATTGCAGATCACGTCGATACCGGACGCAAACAGTGTCGCCAGATCCGCCGAGGAATACGTGGCGCTTCCGCCGCTCAGACCGGCTTTCTGACTCCCGACGATTCCCGCAAGAGACTTGTTCAGGCTCGATTTCTCTGGTGACAACGCACCGAGAATACCGGCCGTGAACGCCTGCGGTGTGATGAGCATCAACCCGTTCAGGTCATCGCGCCACCAGATCCAGTCGCCGAACATCAGCTTGACGGCATAGGAGTTCAGCCCGCTCGCGGCCTTGGTCGCAATGGCATTGGCGATCGTGTCCGACGACGGACCGGTCGCAATCATGTAAATGCCCTCGCCCAGCCCAAACGCGCTCTGCGTCGTGAAGCAGCTGCTGTCGCTGACGCCATGCAGCATCCCGATGGCACAGCCTTGGCCGCGCAGCGCATACATGCCGGTCCGCGGCGAAATATCCTGCCCGACAAACGCCGTCGTCGACGGCACTCCACCGTCCGCCCCGCCTGTCAGCGTGACGGTCCCAGCCGCAACCGCCGGCACCGTGCCCGGAACCGAAACCGAGATCAGGCGCTGCGAATCAGCGGCCACGGCCGCCGCAAGTGCCGTCCAGTTCGCACCGCCATAGCTGAATGTGCCAAGCGTCGGATGTGCGACCACCATGGCAAAGCCGGAACCGCTGGTCGAAACAGTCACGACGATCGCATTGCCGGCCGTTCCGGTGCAGACCGCCGCAAGCTCGACACCATCGAGCGATGCCGTCGCCGCCGCATCTGTGCCGTCGGTTACCCGGACCGCACAGAAACTGGTCGCACCTTGAAGTGCCGCCGCATTGACCGCAATACCGATGTCAGTCGTCTTCGCCTGCTTGGGCCCGAACGATACGGCATAATCTCCCGTGCCCCCCAGCGGCACAGGCATGTCCACCGGACCCCATCCCGCCGTGCCGACAATACCGATCGTGGACGAACTCACGCCCGACAACGTCAGTGATTGAGGCTGCGCGATCTGCACATACAGATTGGGTACGGTCAAAGCCGCCGTGTTCAAAGACCCGGCCTGATAGATCAGAGACATTTTGGAAAAGCCCCGCTTAGTCGTTATGATTCCGCATTGCGGCTGCAGTCATGCTGCGGCCGTCACCGTGCCGAACGCGTCCATTGAAAATCCCGGATAGGGAGAAGCCGGCAAAAGCAGTTTTGCTGCCGCAGAGGCGGCCGAAAGGGCAGCCTGCTGACTCTGCCCAAGCCCCGCTTCCGATTGATCCCCGAAATGCTCTGATGCAGTCTGGCCGCCTGCCTCGAGTGTCAGGGTTCCTCCGCCAAACAGCATCTGCGCGGATATCTGCGTCTGCAGCGTATCGAACGTCACCGAATAGGTCAGATCGCGCCGATACAATGCCTGCGTCTGCATCGTGTCCACATCTCCGGCGCCCTCAAACGTCAGGAGAGCCTGCGCGCCATCCATCGTCGAAAGCCAGCCAAGCGAAGCCAGAGCCTCATCAAGCGCAGATCCCAGCGCATCACGCGCGCCTGCATTCGACGTCCAGATCGACACCGTGAAACCCTGCGTCTGCCGGCGCGTGACCCGGATTGACCGACCAAATCCCGCGACCTGAGCCTCGATACGGCCCTTGATCGACATCGAACCGCCCGATACAGCCACCTCAGGCAATGCCGAGGCCAGTACCTCGGCAATTGTCTCGACCGTATCGTCTGCCTGCACAGCATAACTCGCAACGACAGGCTCACCGTCGTCAGGCGTTGCACGGACGCCGACGATGCCCACAGGAACGGCACCGGCCTGCAAGGCAACAGTTGCCGTGGAGCCCGATACGGTGACCGACACGGTCGGCGCGATGAACGCTGTCTCCCGCCAGGGACGCCCCAGTGGTTCAGGGTGCGGCCGATAGTGCTTCAGGCTCGATGTGACCGTGACATAGTCGACATTGTTCCGGACTGACTGCGCCGTGAACAGATCGCTCGGCAAAAGCCACCCCCGGCGCACCACCGTCTGACGCCCCGTAACGGACGGCGCGGACAGCCCGTCAGGAAAGACCAGTTCCGCACACGCATACGCAAGCGCCTGCGCAATACTTGAGACATCAGCCATGTCAGACCTGCTGGTTCGTAATCATGCAGCGAAATCCGAACGATGTCGCCTCTGCCGATGCCACCGAATACGAATTTCCCAGATCGTCGACCACGGTCATGTAAGGCACGATGGTCACACCCGGCAGCGACGGCAGATACAGCACAAACTGTCCCGGCCGCGTCGAGCCCGGCATCCCGCTGTCATCACGATCGCCATGCGATTTGAGAAGGATCGCCGCAGGACAGTCCGACAGAACGGTGGTCGTCGTCCCCGTCACGCCGGAGACCGATACGGTCCGTGTGCACAGAACACACAAGGGAGGCCGCATCGCCTCGTAGCGCGCCACGAAATACGTGCCGGATCCGCAGACCAGAATATCCCCGGTCGAAACATCTGTCGTGTTCAGAAGGACATATTCCGTCGGAACGCCCCAGTTCTGCGGTCTGGCGAGCGAGAAGGCCGGTCCTGCGTCGAACACCATCATCGGTCGCCCGTAGACAGCCGCCATCGGCGCCAGCGCGTTCGTCGGCCGATATTGCATGCCCGCGATGCCCAGAATGGCCGCTGCTTTCGCCCATCCGGATGCAACGCGTGTCGCGATCGTCGCTTGGTCCACATACACCTCCATCAGATCACGACCGCATGGCCCCCGTGCAGGTCCGGCCCCATCGGTACGCCGAGAAAGCCACAAAGACGACGACGCCAAAGGTCAAAAAGCCCCATGCGGTCATCGACTTCCCGCGCATTGTGCCGCCAGGATGCCGCCTGATCCGTGTCGAGATTGGCAGACGCACCGATAACCGCCGTCTCCAGCGGATAAAGCTGCGACAGATAAAGCCGCACCTGAGCAAGTTCCGTCGGGGACAGATTGTTCATCTTCCACTCGAACTGCCCGAACGTCTGAAAAAACCGCCACGATCCCTCGCCGGATGACGTTCCTCCGATGGCCGGGTAGCCACAGAAGCGCCGAAGATCGGTTTTTTCTCCATCTGCCAGAGGCAGCGTGGAAAACGCCGTCGAACCAGACATGCGCCCCTCCTGGTTGGCCGGCCGAGCCAATGGCCCGACCAGCCGTCACGATCAGTTCATGAGCCCAAGCGCATCGGTGCCCAGACTCTCGATCACGACGCCACGCTTGAGATAGGAATTGGTCGCGGTCGGAATGACGGCCACATTCGCCGTCACGTCCGTCGGCAAGGCGAAACCACCAATCCAGTACCACGACTGGGCGATGATCTGCCGCAGTCGGTCCAGCGGTTCACGCGTGACCATCGCCACCGAATCGACCATCTCGATCAGCGCGCGCTCCGCATCGGGAATGTCCGAATGACCGGTCAGCGCACAGTCGCCCTCGATCAGTGCCCCCTGACCGACGAGGAGCGCGCGGTGGATCGGTCCAGCCCCCAGAGACAGCTGCTGCGGCGCCTCCGTCGTCGGAATGAAGCGCACGCCGAGCAGTTCGATCACCTGACCATTGCGGTATTCTTCCGAGCCATAAGCTCCACGATAGAGATACTTGAAGTCGGTATCGCGGAAGAGCGAGAGCAACTGCAGGTCGTCAAGATAGCAGTGGTAGGCACCGTTGATCATCGGCACGTTGTTGCGGCGCAGTGCCGCAACACCCGCCAGAACGGTCTGGATCCCCAGCGTGTCGGCAATTCCCGCAGCGCTGGACGTCTGCAGCCCGGCCGTCGTGAGACGACCGTTCGGCCGCAGCACAAGCGGCGCCACCGACGCGACGACTGCATTGCCCTGCGTACCATCGGAGACCGAGACAGCAGCCGAGAACGTCAGCTGCCCGGAGATGCCACCCGGTGCCGTCGAGACATTGGTCGCATCGGCGGCGACCGCGACCAGCGTATATGCGTCGGAACCCACGGTCACGGTCATGCCGTTCGTGGCACTGACCGATGTCACCTGGCCATTGACGATGACATTCTGGAATCCGCGAATATCATCGACTTCGATGACGTTCGATGCCGAACCGATCGTCGCGGCAACGCGCGTGTTGCCGCCCAGATAACCGCCGACACCATTCTGCGCACCGCCAAACAGCGCATTGCGCGCCAGACGGTCCAGAGACTGCATGGCCTGAATGCCATTTGTATTGGCGTTAGCCAGGAACTGCGAGGCAATGCCCACACCGCTCGTCACCATGTTGAGGTCGATCGTGTCGCCATACTGATTGATCGACAGGGTATACTGCTCGATCGACCAGGTGCTCGGCGTCAGGCCGTTATCGAAATTGGTATTGGTGGTCGGGTTGAGCGGCGTCGTCACAGGCGCCTTGAGGCTCTTGCGCGTCTTGGTGAGTGTCTCACCGATCGCATTGGGGAACACCTCACGGTCCGCAATCGCCCGAAAACCGAGGCGCGAACGAAGACCGTTCTCGAACTCGCGGGCCAGATAGCCCTGCTGGATCGCCGCCTGAAGCTGAACCGGGAAGTTATCGATGCTCATGTATCGTTGCCTCGAAAAACGAAGGCCCGCAGCAGGTGCTGCGGGCCTTTCGACAGAAATCAGGATCGATTGAAATCAGTGCGGTAACTCAGGAATTCCCCTTCAGGAACTGCCATTTCCGCGTCTCGTAATCCGCTGCGGGCGCGCCGCGGGCATCGAAACCGGGCGCATGCCCCGGCCGGGGTGCTGCGGACCCGACCGTATTGCCGCTCACCGCCCCCGAAACCGGGGCGGCAGAGAAAAGATAACTGCGTTCGGCGCGGGCCTGCTCCAGTGCAGCACCGACACCTTCGACAGTGCCGTCCTCGTTCCGACGAAGATTGGAAAGATCCAGAAGGCGCAGGATATCATCCGGATTATGTGCACCAAGCCGCGTCGCCTCGGCGCGCAACTCCGCATGAATGACATCCGAATCGGCCTGTTTGCGCAGGCGCGCCAGCGCTGCCTCATGCGCTTGGACCTCCTTCGTCCGACGCGCCTCGAACGTCATCGCCTGCTTTCGCAGTCTCTCGCCTTCGCTTGCAAGCGATTCCTGCGCATTTCGCGCCTCGGTCAGCTCCGTCTGCGTCGCCTCCAGAAGGGACTGAACCTCGCGCAGAGTTTCCTGCAACTGCGTCATATCGCTCGCTGCATCATCCTTTTCCGACATTACGCCTCCTCATGCGCCATGGATGCCGACTTCTCCGGAACCCACGCAACCAGTTGCTGCCATTCTGCCGCCGGATCGGGATTGCCGGTCGCGTTGGCATAAATGCGCACGGCGGTCTCGCGGCTCAGGACGCCGCCGGACACCGCCGTGACAAGGCCCTGCGCCAGGGACAACAATTCTCCGTTCGTCACCGCGAACCACGGCGGCCAGTGCAAGGACAGCCCAGTGGGAACGAGGTTGCGAACACGCACCCCGTCGATCAGAAGGCCATCCTTCAAAACACACGAAAACCGGCATGCCATGCGAAACAGCGGGATCAGCCCACCTTCGCCGTAAGCATGCCGCAGACGATCCGCCAGCCAGATCAACGGCTGACACATCATCTCCATCGCACGACCCGACTGGGCAGCCGCCAGACGATCGGCATGAGCACGATTGCCATGCAGCTGCTCCAGCACCAGTTCACGGAGCTCCTTGTAATGCGCCAGAACCGCGCCTGCCGCATTGCCGTTGATCTCCAGCAGCTTCGCGTCACCTTCCGGCGGAAGGGTAAGGGCGGAAGCCGCACCTCCCTGCCGTGCCGGCCCTTCTGGTGCTCGACCACCGGTCTTCAGCACGAGCGTCGGATCAGATCCGTATTTCAGTCCGCGCCCTGCCTGCGACAGCAGATAATCGGCCTCGATGACGGTATCGATCGCACGCTCGAACGTACAGTCTCCATCCGGCTCCGAGCTGTGCTCTGCTCCGAGATTTCGAATCCAGACGATCGGCACGAACCCGAGACCATGCCGCACCGACCGTTCCTCATCCACCGCTGCTTCATCAGCCGCCACAGATAGGGGAACAGGCGTCATCACCCGGCATTCCTCGGACGTCCAGGTCCGCTGCCACCAGAACTGCGCTGCCGTCAGCTCATCCGGAATTACGTAGCCTTCCGCCGCCAGAACACGGCCCTGAACAGCATACCGCTCGCTGACTTCCAGCAGAGCGCCGCTCAGCGGGTCCCAGTGCGGCGTCAGATAAGCCGTATCCAGAAGAGAAAGCTTCGGAACACCACAGGCAACTTCAAACAGGATGGCAACCGATCCGACCGATCCGCGGACGGCCGCTTCCATCATCAACGCCCCGAGCCGGCATGAACGCACGAATGCGCCGAGGGCGGCGACGGTGTCCGTGTCGTCGGCCAGGACAGCCGGCCAGTGCGTGTCCCCGAAAAGCAGCGAAACCGACTCGTCCACGACGGTCCGACAGAGATTGGTCCTGACCGATGGCCGGCGGTTCGACAACGGAATATATTCTCCCGCGCCGCTACGCTCCTTCGCAAAAGGATTGGTCAGAACGTCGTATTGCGTCCCGTCCAGCACCTTCCTCAGTGCCAGAAGCCGCGCACCACGTGCAGACACGCCGCTCGGTACCGCATAACGTGATCGTAGAGACAACCAGTCCATGCACGCTCCATTCCGACGCAGCCAGGCGCGCCGTTATCGCGAAAACGAAAATCCAGCCGGATCCCAGGAGACGGCACCCTGATCGGGTGCCTCCAACATCACTTCTGTCAGTCCCCAGACCATGGCATCAGCCCGATCCGGAGATCTGCCTCCCCGAAACCCGGAAACCGAGAACTGGCAGAGCTGGTCTTCAAGAGCCGAGAATCTCCCGTGATGAACCACGCGTCCGGTCTCATAGAGTGCCGCCACGGGTTCAGCTCTCGCCACCTTGCCCCGGGCGGCATTGACAGTCTTGACCGAAACATCGGACCGAACGCTGCGGATCGTGTTTTCCACCAGCGCACCGCCAAAGTTCCGCTCGGCCACGATCCGATCCGCACCCCAGTCATCCAGCGCACGGAGAGCCCGGCGCGCCCAGCCCGCCGGGCTCTCCCGAAGCGACAGATCCTCCAGAACATGCCCGATCCCGTCAGTTCCCAGACCGCAGACGACAATTCCGATTTCATCGGAACGATAATCGTCCGGCCCGCTTGCTCCGGAGGGATCGACCGCCACCACGATCCGACGCATCCCCTCGGCGATCTCCGACCGGTTCTGTCCCGTTACTGCAATATCGCGGCGGAAAGATTCGACCCGCCAGAGAGCACCATCGACGGCCGTCTGATACTCCCCTAGGAGAAAACGACGCCGTTCCCGCTCCGGCAATGCTTCAAGTCGTTCCAGATAATCAGGCGAAAGATTGGCCCGATTGACATCCGGGTTGAGCAGCATCGTCGCATAACGCGAAAAATCGGCAATCGGTGCGCCCGATTTAGGCTCAATGCCTTCCTCGAACATCTTGTAAAGCCAGTGACTGGTGCTCGGCGGATTGGCATCGATATATTCCCGCGTCGCCAGACCGCATCGTTGCGCCAGTCGTGTCAGCAAAATGTTCCTGGCGCCATAGCTGATCTGGCTTGCTTCGTTGAGATAAACCGTCGCGAATTCAAGACCGAGAATTTTCTCGGTTCGCTCCTGATCATCAAGCCCGCCGAACAGGATCGTCGATCCATTTGGAAATGATACGACCCAGTCCTGTCGATCGATTTTGTATTCGACCTGCGGAAAACAGAGACGCATGACCTTGGGAAAGGTATCTCTGATGACGGAAGACTTGAGTGCGGTCAGACGATATCGGAAAATTCCATGCCGACTCTGTGGGACGCGCAACGCTCGCACCACAATGGCGCGCACAAGTACAAATGTCTTGCCCGACCGCGAGCCACCACGCAGCAGGATGTGCCTCGCCCCACTTCCGAGCAGTTTATTTGCCGCCGTCTGACCCGCATTGAGCTTAAAGGACACTGTCATCCGGCGTGATCGTGATCGTGATCATGCCGGATTTTTCATCACGATCGGTATCGCCGAATCTGGAAGGCCGATGGGCCCTCAGAAGAAAAGACAGAAGACCGTCACTATATTTCCGACGCGTAACAGGTGATCCGTTCGAATCGCAGACCATGCGCCCCCCCGACAGGACAAGTTCATCGTATCCCTCGACAGCACGCCTGCGCGCCTCAGACTCAAGAATGTCGACCGCATCTTCAAGCGCACACTCCCATTCCTTGGCAAACACCGCGTCCGCGTCACGCCAACTGTACAAGGTCGACCGCTCGACACCCGCGATGCGGGAGGACTCGGAAACATTACCGCTTTTCGAGAGATGCCTGAGAAACGCAGCTTTCATGCCTTGCATGCGCGTGGCGCGACAGCTTACCTCGCATGCCTCGACAACGTCTTTGGGTCGACTCACAGGCGATATACCATCTTTGCTCATTGTCTCGGGCTCCCTCCACATGGCACTGCACAGTCCATCTGCGAGACAACGGCAACTTTCGATAGCGACGGACGGCGATGACTGGCCATCGGCGCTCTCCTGTGCACTGTCGTATGTGTTTCCTCACCCCGGATTCTGCGGGGGACACGCTCGGCGGTTCGCAACGCCTGCTCACGCCAGGCCGCTGCCCGGATCCTTTGCCATACTGTGCGTGGAACTTGTCCAACGGACTGTATGGCCTTGATGGAACGAAAGCATGGAACAGCCCGTGCCCGAATATGCGTCGTTGTCAGACCGGCACAGCACAGATCCGTCCATTCCAGAACTTGATCGGCACGATGACGCGGCTCGTCATCAGAGACCAGAGGACACGCCAGAATATGCGTCTCATTCCGCTCGATGACAATCATTGCTTCACGAGCACAATAAACGACATCGCCGGCGCGGATTTGTGAGATGGCAGACATCATTATCGGCCCAGTCATAAAAAAAGCCGCCCGAAGGCGGCCAGTCAATTAATTGATTTTCAAATACAAATTTCCACTATGAGAAAACTATACTTCAATCGTGCGCAGATTGCAAGCGCTATTTTAACTTTTGTTTCCTTTTGGATGTACGTGTCCGATAGAACGTCGCCAATTGCTCAAGCAGAAAACTGCACTGGGCCGAAACCTTCATACGCGCCCGCGAATCCGAATCACCAGGATAGAGAATGCGCGCCATCGCAGAAAATGACATCTCCTGGCCTAGCATCATCTGAAGGCGGACATGCCCGCACAATCCAAGCGCCGCTTTCACATCGCTGATGCGCACCGCACTTTTTCCACGACCAAGCATCCAGGTGTGGACATCGCCTCGCTCCGTCTCTGCCGGATGAGCTGCATCGGCCTCGACAACGCCGTGCTGCGCAAAGACATAATCTCGATACCAGCGTGTCGCGGCAGATACTTCGTCATCGCAAATGTCGCCTGCGTCCCGCAGGACCTGCACCGTGTTGACGATCCGCGTCACTCCGTTGGTCGTCCGGAACCGGTCACGTCGCAGCCGCTCGGGCGTGGGCCCGACAACGTCCGCTGCTTTACGAGCGCAACGCCCGGCCATTTGCAAAGACATCATTGATTTCCAGTCTGAAGGAAAAGATCACAGACCCGTCAGGCCGCGCCGGCACCTGAGCTCGGGCAATTGCCGTAGCCTAGTCAGCCAGGACCGCTGCTTCCCAACATCCCATCGGACGCAAACCAGGGAAACGGGGCGCCTGCCCTTGCCAGATGGCTCCCCAGCTGATGGAATGGCCGGGCGCAAGCGGCTCGGCCGACTCACGCTCGACAGGCTGGGACCGCGGACGCAAACCAGACGCCGCACGTCGCCGGCCAAGCGCAAGGACCGACCCCGAGTCGAGAATGCGGGCCACCTGCTCCGCGGTGACGCGGTCGAGCTTTCTCCGACTATCGTTCGGATTCGTCATAATATCGTTCCCGAAATACAGTGCGCGCGGTCAACTTCCCGCGACACGACGTGAAATGATAACTAGCCACTAGATTTGGCATAACGCCATTGCTAAGAAGGCCTTATGGCCAAGCACAAACGCCCCGACGCCTTGTCAGAGATCCAACGCGCAATCGGAACGCGGATCGCCTGGGCCCGAGAACTTGTCATGCCCAATCAAAGCGAATGCGCACGCTTGCTTGGCGTCGATGCGTCGACCCTGAACAAGATCGAAAAGGGCGACCGCGCGCCGAGCGTCTTCCTTATTGCCGCATTGTCGAACCGGCTCCGTGTATCAACAGATTTTCTCTTGAAAGGTGTCCTGAATGGACGAACGGATGAGGAGTTGGCTCTGCGTCTTGCGGCCCTGCACCCAGAGCTGGTGCTCCAGCGCCAGGACACGGATCCGGACAGGGACAGAAGCACGCCTTCCGACAAGCCTGCGACGCCCAAGAGACCAAACGAGGATTTCCACTGA